TAGCACCTGAGACCTTAGCACCTGAGACCTTAGCACCTGAGACCTTAGCACCTGAGACCTTAGCACCTGAGACCTTAGCACCTGAACCCGCGACACCCCCCAAATCCAAGACCTCGCACACCCCGCCACCTGCGGGGAAATACCGGCAGGCCACACTGCTTCGCAGTGAAGAAGGGCGACCACAGGTCGTCGCTCTCGAACGACCGGACGGCAAGGTGGGTTTCGTTACGCCCAAGGGTGAGGTTCTCGCCACGGCGAGTGTCGGCACCAGAGGTCTGTCCGTCGATGTGGAGCAGGGTGCTGATCTGGCGGAGGTTCAAGGGTATCTGGACGCATACAAGGCCGCTATCGCGGGCGGCACAGCCGAGGAGTTCACCCCGTCGAAGGGTTATCAGAACGTAGCTTCGCAGTTTGGGGAGGAGATAAGTGATGTTAATTCACTTCCAGGAGAGAACTCAGGGATACTTCCAAGAGAGAACTCCGCAGGAGCAGAGAGCTTTCCAGGCGAGCTTGGAACGGCTCAAAGAGGTGGTGAGACAGATGAAATCATCAAAACTCGTGTTGTTGCGGAGGCGAAGAAGTTCGGTAAGATCCTTGATCCGTCAAAACTCTCGTTTACTGAGACTGAGGCATCGGCCCATCTGGATGCTATTGGGGCCATCTTTGGTCACAAGGTCCGTACCTTCGAATACATGGGGGACGTGGATGTAATGCCGCAAGGGTTCGTCTTCAACGACGACACCACCATCTACATCAACGGCAAACACAAAGACTTGCAGATGACGCTGCTCGGCCACGAGATGGCCCACCAGATGGAGTCGGAGGCACCAGGGCTGTACGAGGAGCTGCGCGGCCATGTTCGGGCCAGAGCCGACATGCAGAGCTATGCGAAGTATGCAGAGAGGCTGCGCAAAATACCAGAGTATTCGAAGCTGTCCGATGCCGCACTGTCCTATGAGGCGGTCGCCAATCTCGTAGGTGCGCAGTTCAACAAGCGTAGCTTCTGGGACACTCTGGCGGCGAAAGAACCGTCGCTGTTTGCCAAACTTATCTCGTGGGTCAAAGGGTTCATCACCAAGACCCGCAGCGCGTTCAGCATATTCAAGGATTCTGAAACGATTGTAAAAGACGTGAAAGGTATCGAGCAGGTCGTTGCCGACATCTTCGCCAAGTACGCACGGCTCCACAAAGAAGGTAAGTTCGGTAAAGGCATTAAGTTCGCCACGGAAGGAGTAAATAATGAAAACGGAAATCTCACTGCCGGCATCCTTGCTGGCGCTTCAAAGCAAGGTAAGGAAAGCTCTCTCCGCGCAGCCTCAGATGAACTTGAAAGATTGGTTAGCTCAGTCATCTACGACGGACGTGTCACCAGCCCCCGAGCAAGGAAAGTAAAAGAAGCCAGTGTACTCAGAGCTTGGGCCAAGAGCCAAGGAATCCTGAACGACGGCAAAGCGTTCGACAAGACGTGGAACGAGCAGCGGAACAGCGACGGGAAACGCATCAAGGGTAATGAGCATGACGTGGTGTTCAACGGCGACGGGACTGTGACGAAACGCAACCATGTTCCAGGTACATATCACGTATCTTACCGCGAACTCTTTGACAGGGTGGAGCTGTTCAACTACCTGTTCGGAACTGACTCCGCGCTGACCCTGACAGGTTTCCAAGACACCGAAGGTGGCCTACTCCCTGAATTTAGTCAAAGGGTAATGAGCGGCCCCGCTGCCCGAATCGAACAGACGGAGAAGATGCTGACTGATGCAGGGTTCAAACGCATCGAGGGTCTGACCGCTTACCAGATTCCTGGCACCGACATCATCCTGACCGATGTGTTCGGGGAGAACACCCGCCAAGTGGGCGACGTGACCGTACCGATGGACTACGTTATTTTCCACGGCGACAGAGCCAGAGCATGGCTGAAAGAGCAGACCAAAGGCTCCAAAGTTCCGTCCTTCGACCAAGCCGAGTTTGACAAGGCGTTTGACGACGCAGGCATTAAGTTCGCCGCTTCGATTTCCGAAGGAAAAGATCCTGTGAATGACGCAGCGGCGTGGTTCAAAGGACCACAAACCACACCCCTGACAGACACACCGGCATTCAAGAAGTGGTTCGGCAAGAGTAAGGTCGTTGACGCGAACGGAGAGCCGTTGGTGGTGTATCATGGGACTTACGCAGACTTCAACGCATTCAATACCGCATTTACTGTCGGGCAGATGGGCTTCCATTTTGGGACGCAGGATGCTGTGGATGAGATAATAGACCGGAACGATTTTAACGGCGCGGAAGGAATCCCGAGGGTTATTGAATCATATCTAAGACTAGAGAACCCATTAAGGCTCAACGATTTAGGTGCGTGGCAGGGCACTGACGTCGTGGCTATGGTGAACGAGGCTCTCGGAACAAAAATCCACAGCTCTGCTAGTGATCGCGCCATAAAAGCAGCAATACAAAAAGCAGGTTACGACGGCGTTGTGTATAAGAATGAATTTGAGGATGCTGAGGGCGGGGCAGACTCATTCATCGCCTTCTCCCCGATCCAAATAAAATCAGCCACTGGTAACAATGGCGACTTCGACGGTGAGAATCCTGATATTCGTTTTGCTGCGGCCGACAGGCTAAGGGCGAGCACCAAAGGCTCTGGTAACATGCTCCGCAATGTGCGCGACAAGGTGATGCGGTTTATTATGCCGATCAGTCGGACCATCGACATGGCGGTGTCTTCTCGCCAGTTCGCGCCGATCCACAAGTACCTCAAGCAGTACGGTGACCTCGTGCAGCGTAAGGCGGGATACAAGCAGTCGGAACTTGACCGTGCATGGTATGGAGTAGTCGCCATCGGCAAGGCGTTTAAGACCAAGGCTGAGGAGCAGATGCTCTCCGACCTGGTTATCATGGCGACGACATATCAGCTCCACGCCGACCCGACACGGGCGAACGATTGGACGGAGGAGTCATGGGCTAAGTCCGGTATGCAGGAGCGCACCGGCAAGACTCTCGGCGTTGCCTTAAAAGAAGTTCGTGACCTGTACGCCAAGTTCACACCCGAGCAGCGTGTGGCTCACCAGACCATGATTGACCAGATGCACGAGGTTTATCTGGAAGGGCACAAGGCGGCGCTGGCTCCGTGGGAAGCTGTGCATGGTGCCGAGATGATGTCACAGGCGAGGAAGGCGAAGGAAGGTGATTCCGAGGAGCTCCTGAACCTCAAACAAATTATTGAAAACATCGACGCCCGTTACCCGCTCCTGAAGGGTGACTACTTCCCCTTTATGCGCTTCGGAGACTTCATGGTGCGCACGGCCTCCATGGATGAGAACGGGGAGATGGGCAGCACCCAGAGGATGGAGTTTTTCGACTCCGAGCTGGAGGCGTCCGAGTACGTGGATATGATTAATGCGAATCCTGATAACGGTCTGCACGCCACGATCGAGAAACAGCAGAAGATGGGCCGCGATGCGGTCAACATCCCCGGTGCGCTTATCAGCAAGCTCCGCTCCGCCGCAGAGGCGCAGTTCAAAAAGACCAATCCGGGAGCGTCGCAGGAAGATGCGGATAAGTACGCCAAGGCTATCGAAGGACTCATGCAGGAGGCCGAGGCGCTGCGGATAAACATGATGCCGGGTAATGCCACGGCAGGTAACAAGCTCCACCGTCAGGGTGTGGCTGGTTTCAGCACCAACGTCCTGAAGGTCTATTCGAACTATGTGCAAAATCATGCCAATGCGAACGCAGGACTCATTTTCGGGGCGCAGATCGAGCAGTCGTTCCGCGACATGCACAATGCCATCAAGGCGTTTACCTCCGAGCCGCAGTACGACATACGCTCCGCCGTGGAGATGGACACGCTGTACAACTACCTCTACGAGAACGACAAGACCTCGGCCAAGGTCAAGATCAACGGGTTCGTCAAGGCGACCGGCAAGACCTCGTTCCTGTGGTATCTCTCCTCTCCGTCGATCTGGGCGGTGCAGTGGTCACAGCCGTTTATGATTACCATCCCCAAGATGGCTGCCAAGTTCGGCTACGGCAAGGCGTTCAAAGCCTACACACAAGCGGCCAAGCAGTACCTGGCCGGGGATTTCTCGGACGAGAAGATTAATACCTTCAACCGTGAGCATGAGTTCGTGGGCGACCGCATCTACGACCTGATAACCGAGAGCTACGCGGAGGGGGCCGACAAGGCGAAGATTGATAAACAGATCGCTGCGCTCTTTAGCGGCTTCAAGAACCAGAAGGACCGCAGGCTCGTCCTGCTGAAAGTCCTCTCGCTCCAGGGACGCATCGACCTCTCCTCTTCGCATTCGCTTCGCGAACTCGGGGAAGCATCGAACTCCGGTGATCGTCTGGCCGATAAGCTCTCAGCTACGAGCAACTGGGCTGCGGAAAAACTGAGTTTCTTCATGCGCCACTCGGAGACAGGATCTCGTCGCGCCGCCGCAGTATCGGCGTTCGAACTGTCCCATGGCAAGAGTTTCCTCGACGCGAACGAATACGCCGCGCACATCATTAATGATACTCTCTATGATGTCAGCTCGGAGAACAGGGGCAAGGCGTGGCAGGGTAACGCAGGCCACATCCTCGGCCAGTTCCAGTATTTCAGACTGCATACTTTGGGGAAGATATTACAACTCGTCAAGGACTCCTATGGGGCGGAGTACAAAAATAACCAGACCCCCGAAGGCAAAGCCAAGCGGGACGAGGCACGAAAAGAAATGGCCTACATGGTCGGCACCTCCATGGCTCTGGCAGGCGCAGGTGGTACGCCTCTCGCCCTTGCTCTCGGGAATACCGGCATGACTGCGATCTGGGGTGCGCTCTCTTTTATGTTCGGCGATGACGACGATCCTGAGTTCGACATGAAGAGGAGTTATGAGACCACAATGCGCGAGTACATGGGCGACACGATAGGCAATGTGTTTATCAAGGGCTTACCCTCGCTGGTCGGGTGGGACGTGTCGCAGCGTATCGGTCTCGGCTCCATGGGTGACATCGTAATGGGTGAGCCACCTGCAGGTGTTACCGGCACGGCAAAAGCTAACTGGTATGCAGGTCGGCTGCTCGGGCCGTCGTGGGGCATCGCCTCGGACATCGTGCGCTCCGGAGATGCTCTGGCTGAAGGCGAGATTGGCAAGGCTATTCAATACTCCACACCGAAAGTTCTCAGGGATTTCCTGAAGGCTGCAGAAGTCAGCAGCGACGGAGTGCGCGGCGGGGGTAAGACCATTCTCGCATCTGAGGACATATCGATGTACTCCTACGCCCTGATGATGGTGGGGATCAACCCTATGGAGGTCTCCCTCGCTCGTGAGGAGAGCAGGTACATTAAAAATCTTTCAACCGAGCTGTCCCGCAAACGATCCCTGCTGATACGCAAAGTCGCCGAGGCTACGGCTGATAACGATGTAGATGCAAGGGACGCGGCCCTCGAAGGGATTAACAAATGGACTGCGGCGAACCCGAAACTCGGCATCACGGCAGAAGAACTTGCTCGGGGAATTAAGCGGGTACGGGCATCACGGACTGGAGGGCTCACTGAGCGGGAGAGGATTGTTAAGGAGATGTAGGGCGGCGAGAGCCGCCCCATTTCTTCTAGTGGTGCGGTTCTTCGTCCCCATTCCGGGCGATTGAAGCGTTTGCCCACATCACTGCCTCTTCCAGCTTCGAGAAAGCAAGAAACTTCTCCCTGCTGTCGGGGCACAGTTCATTGATTTTCAGTGCCAGTTCCTTTGCCTCGTCGCGCAGAGTGACGTACTTTTCCTGCTGCGCACTGGTGGGTCTGTGATACCTGAAGTTGTTGTTAATCTGTTCTTCTGTCATGCGTTCCTCCCTTTTATTTTTTGTGGTGCTTCTTCCTTTTAGGAAACCCCCTGCTTGGGTGAATATCCCTCCCCCAAGCCCGTCGTATAAAAAACCCTGCGGTCGGCAGGAGGGCCACCAACCGCAGGCGTGGCAGAGCCACCAACTGGTTTAATCTTTATCTTCTTTCAACCTCTTAATCTTCTCCAATATCTGATGAAACCCGTAATCCACGAGGAATGTCCCTCCGAGTCCCAGTGCATCGCCGATGCTTTGAATGTCGTCACGGAATATCATTTAATCCTCCAAACTCAGAACTTCGCTCGTCGTACCAAAATAATGAACGACGCTTACCTCATCCTCCGGTCGCTGCTCTTTCGCACAGCGTCTGTACTCGCACGCCCACGCATAGGCCGAGCCGTAACAGGGGTGAACCTCGCCTGGGCCGTAAAATACATCGGTGGTGAACCGCCCCCACTTGATTTCAATTCTTGGTGCCATGAAAGACCTCCCTTAGAAGCTGTTTACCGTCGTAAGTTCCAGAAGTATCTGATAAGCACAGGTTTTGCAGACGTACCTACAACTACCTGAAACCCGCATTCAGTACATCGTGCCTCAACGAAATTCTTGTCCTGTGGCTCTCTGCCTGGAAATGAGCGGATTACGCAGTCTGCTTCTGGACGCGCTCCACACTCTGGGCACGGAAGCAAGCTATTGGAATCCCGCCCCTCACTCAGGTCGTCCCACTGCCACGCTCCGTCACATGACGGCTTTTTACACCAGCGGTAATGGCGGGTGCCGCCCTCAACCCCTAACGCGCCACCTTGCCCAAAATTACCGCATTTTGGACATTTAAGTTCCTTAGATTTACACAGTTCTGCGAACCGTTGCCGCCCTATTTCGGGGTCGTCGGATGTTGTTTCGTGGCGACAACGGCAGGTACACTTACTGCCCCCGAAATAGCCTTTAGGCGCGGGCTTACTCCCCGCGCAGAGTGAGTGCATCCCGCTTTGACACGGGGCACAGATGTGCAAAAAGACCATTTTAGTACCTCCTCCGTTCAAAAGATGTTATCTCGTCCTCACGCACCGCGTACTCGCTACCAAGTCTGTTCACAACCACAAAATCCTCACCACACCTCACGACTTTCAGGGTACGGGACTTCTCCGTGATCGTGTCACGGAAGGCGATGATGTCTCCTGTGGAGATTTTTTGGGTGGGGATCATACCGCCACTCCTTTCGGCATTTTCTCCAGATCCTTCACAAGTCCAAGCGTCCTTCTTCCAAGCTCGGTGCAGTCCAGGTCTATCTCCCACACCGGCTGCTGGCTGCCGCCGTAATACGTCCCGCCGCCGAGTACCTTCCGCTTATTCGTGTCCAGCAGTGCGCCGCAGTTCTCAAGCTCTGTTCTCAGTTTGGTGTACGACCCGTAGGTCTTTTCCAGGTACGTCTTCAGCGCACTTCTTGAGATGTAAAGTCTCTTCGTATCCTCATTTATCCGGTACACGAGCGGGGCGCGGGGTTCGCGGATGATTCCCACCAGCTCTTTCGGGCCGTTATGCGTCGTGACCAGTGCGCCGGAGGAGTGGTGATCGAGGAACTGCCCCAGGAGATCAGTGTAACTTGTAACCAACTCGCCTTTACATGCTCGTGCTTTAATGATATGTTGTTTCGCCCATGCAAGCACCGGAGCCACCTGGAAGTCTATCAGGCCGAGTTTGTGGGCGATCAGTCCTCCGTATATGGCCGCGCCTGTTATCGCCGACCAGAACCGCTCCTCCGGCTGTGCGTTGGTGCTGAGGTCGAGGTTCCTGACGATAACATCCATTTTTTCCCGGTGGACATCCTGTTGCGCGGTGATATAGTTGATGTATGAGGGGCCGACTAAGCCGAAATTTTCCCTGAAGGCGTGATAAACGCTGGTGGATTCGTCGCGGCCAAAGGTCGGCACTGCGTAAGCCTCGATCTCCAATATACGGTTCATTTCTGCGGAGGCATCAGTTTTTAAAGCTGAAAGCTTGTCAACGAGGGAATGGTTCGAGCTGGCGACGGCGACGGTGCTCCACGAATTGATCTGCGCCCTTTCATTGCCACTGCGTGAGAGTCTCCCCTTGTCCCGCCCCTGAGTGATCTTGTACACGAGGTCTGAGAGTTCCTGTCCTTCGATGTTGCTGATCTCATCCACGTAGATCGGGAGAGAGCCGTACAGCCCGAGTCGTTGCACGAGAAAGTTCTTGGTATCATCTTTGAGAAGGATTAATTTCTGACTATCTCCATACACCGACATGATCCACTCGCCGAGCAGCGTCTTGCCAATGCCGGAATCCCCGATCAGTGCGACCATCGCCCCTGCGTAGCCGGTGAATTTCATCAGCGGTGCTCCGAAAGCGCCTGCCAGGAACGCGAAGGCGAACGCCTCCATGCGAGGCATACCGAGATATTTCGTTGTCCTCTTCCAGGCGTCAAGGTCGCCCTGGGCGCGGAAGGCTCTGCCGGCCTCTGGAACGTTACGGGCGAAACCGATTGTCTCTGGCTCCTCGTCCCTGCGGAACATCTGGTCGCCGAGAATGAACACCTTGGACTCGCCCTCGTCTTTCCACCCCATCTGCGAGTGGAGGGAAGATAACCTTCTTTGCTTGCGCATCTCCGCCATAGCGTGGTCTACATAAAGTACCATCTGTTTTCTCGTTTCCCCGCCGGTCGTCTGAACGTGATTGTCGCCGAGGGTCATTAATAGTGTCTTGGGGTCGTGGATGAGTGACGCACGCATGCCGAACTGCACGTACTCCTTGGTAATCGGCATCTGGTGTTTGATCGTCGCTACTTCGTACCCGAGGGTGTGGTCGTAGGCGATGTTGGTGATGTAGAGGTCGTAAGGGTAGAACCTGTGCCATTTCCCATCATCATAGAACACACCCTCTTCGGAGCGCATGAATCCTGCGGGGCAGAGTCCCTGCTCCTCTTCGGTCTCTATGGATACAGGGTCGGGTCGTCCAAGGAGTATGGGACTCTTGATCGAGTTCGCGTGAGGGCACGCCATACAACCAGAAGGATTGTCCGAGCCAAACTTCTCGCAGGTCGTCGGTCCATAGCCGCCCTGGGTGTGCTGGAATATCTTTGCCTCGGTAGCCTCGGCGGTATAGTCTGGATGCCCTTGACTCCACTCATGGAGGATCTCCCCTTCCTTGCCTTCGGTTGTGTAGCGTGCCATGCCGAGGAAGTTGTACCACGTAGGCTCATCGACATTTCCCTTGGTGTCCCGTACCTTCCTGACCTGCGCACAGTGATCGGCGACGAGAAGCAGTGAGGATGGCGGCCCCTCAACACCTGATGTAAACTCGTCGTTTAAACCTTTGAACGTCGTCGGGGGCTGAATCGCCGCCGCGATGACCTTGTGCTTCTTGGCCGCCTCATCGAGTGCGTGGATGAATGTCGCCAATTTGAGAGGCTCTGCGAGGTGGCCGAGGCGCACCGGTCGCTCCTCTCCATGCTTCCTGTTGGTCGTGCCTGGAGGACGGAGGACGGAGGATGTGTCGGACGTTCTGCTCGGGTCTTGGCGGAAGCCGCATTTCTGCACCACGGCTTTGAATATCTGCGCCAGAGCCTTCCACTTATCTGCGGGGATGTCCTCATCAACCATCCAGTGCGCGTAAAGCCCGTGGCCTGAGTTTACGATTGTAGGTAGCGGGAGTTTAAGATCGGCGGCGAGCTGTTTGACCGCATCCAGCGCCTCGCGCTGCGAAGGGTACGCCTTGTCAGGAGTCTGCTCGTACTTCTCAGTGCCGGCGTCGATGTCCAAAAAGAAGTTTCTTACATGTGAGGCGTTGTCAGTCTTGCGGGATTCGGTGGTCTTGTACGTCGCCTGAGCCACGTACATCGTGTGACCTGCGGCGTCCTGTGTTTCCAGGTGGTTGACAAGGTTTTCTATCGTGCTAAAGTATCTATGGATGAATCCTTTTGACGCCGCCTGTGCCGAGCAGTAAAGACCCTGCGTTGGCAGGAGTTGGGAAAGGAAGTGGCTCATAGACCAACCCCCAACCGCTTCAAAATAACGTCACAATACTCCTGCTCTTTCTCTATGCAGCACCATCGGCGATTGAGGTTCTCACAGGCAATGGCGGTGGTCCCAGACCCTGCACAGTTGTCGAGGACCATTGCGCCCTCGTTGGTGTAGGTCTTAATTAGGTATTCGAAAAGAGCTACGGGTTTTTGAGTGGGGTGGCTTCTTTCCTGATTCATTTCTATTGCAAACTCAATTAAACTCTCAGGGTATCCAGTGTGTGTTGCTATGGTGGCTTTATGTGACTTCCGTTTTGACATGGTGGTGTCGTCGCCAGCATCATTACGAGTGCGCCTGAAAATGCCTTCGGGCAGTAGTATTGTATCCTGTGGAAAATATGGCATTCTGTCGGCTGACTGCCCTTCGTGGAGCGTGTTGCCCTCTGAGAAAACACAAATGTCTTCGTGGCGCTTCATAGGTCGGTTCTTAGAGTGTACGTGACCCGTGGACCTATTTTTAACCCATACCCACTGATACTTAAACCACGATGGGTTTGACATCACGAGCGACGACGTGAAAGGCTGAGACGCTGTTAAGACTATTGCGGCGTTCTTCTTGGCGACCCGCTTGTATTCTGTCCACAAAGGTTCAAAAGGTATTACTGTATCCCATTTACAAGCGGTTGTACCATAAGGCAAATCACAGAGGATCATATCGACGGAATTATCAGGAAGGCGTTTCATCTCTTCGAGGCAGTCGCCGTGGAGCAGGGCACCGCCTGGCTTGGTGAAGTAGAGCATTTGGTTTGTGCCTCCAGAGGAATCATAAAATAGCAAGGTGGCGGGGGTGATAAAACTACCCCCCGCCGGTATACGGTGTCAAGTAATTATTTAAGAATTTAAATGTTTCCGGAGTTCCGCAGTGATTGCGGGGAGTCGTTTTTCTTTTTCAAGGTCTACTACTGGAAGATCCTCTGCCGCGACAGCCCGCTCTATGACTTTGATAAGCCGCTCTGCATTAGAGAGCAGGAGTCCCTGTGTCGGGGCGTTGCCGGAGCACCACGAATAGAGTGTCGGGCGGCTGGTTTTGAATATCACCGACGCCTCAGCGATGGATATGCCTGCCTTGTCCAGCAAGGCTCGTAAGTTGTTGAAGTCATAGGTTGGTGGTGTCATTATGGGTAGTCCTTTTTAGATGATGTCGGGAGATGGTAGGGTAAATCCACCTGCGCCGCCTTTTCCTTCTTTGTGGTGTCCTCCGCCTCCGAATGCCTTACAGACCGCCGAAACATCGAATCCTCGTGACGACCTCAAAGAATAACTCCGCTTCCCATCAGGCCGGTCACAGTACGACACGGAGAAAGGCGACGTGGGAAACGCTTTGCACATGGCCTCTCCGAGTTCCGACTGGTTCTCCGAGGCGTTGACGAAGGGTACTTCGACGGTCTGGGGCACATACTCTTTCAACACCGCTGAGTATAGGGGCGGGTAGAACCCGAACATCTTAGCTTCTGGGTTAAATCCTATCATCCTCACATCCCTCAACCTGCGCGTCACCTGTGCGTCCTGAAATGCGAGAACGGCGCGGCCAGCGGTGTATGCTTCCGGCAGATAAAAGTCGTCCCAGACTTCGAAATCCTCGGGGAGTGTGGCGATGTAGGCGTTGATCTCTTTGCTATGCTCCAGCTCGAAACGCCACAAATCCCTATCTTGAACATACAAGAGTATCTCAGGCATCGGGAGCGACGGCTGGAACTCGTGAATTTCTACATCCCACTCAGGGTCGAGGTGGAACATGTTCCACACAAGGCCACATCCCGATAGGGATTCGTCGAAGAAATAAGATCCTTTGCCCGGATTGACCGACTCGGTTGGGAGCCAGGCCTGAAGCTCCGGAAGTGCGGTCTTGTGGTGGTCGAACACCGTCAGGTCAGGGAACTCAGCATTTAAAGCCCTCAGCTCCTCAGCCTTGTACGAAAAATCCACAATAAACACCTTATCAGGCCCGAACTCGCGGAGCTGGTTCAGTGGAGGATCTTGGCTGTACTGCACGGGGATGAAGAGAAGTTCGCAGGTGTCTTTCAGGGCTTTCCACACCGCATACGCGGCACCAAAGCCGTCACTATCCGAGTGCCGAAGGACTGCTATTTTAGGTCTTGGTTTTTCCATCTTACCCTCCTTTAAAAAGGGGCGAGTCTCCCCGCCCCCTCAGATTTTTACAGCCCCAACGAATTAATCAGGTCGTCGTCAGACGGGCCAGCCGCCGTGGCTGCCACCACAGGTGTTCCTAATTCCAGACCAAGCCCGAGATCGACAGGAGCAGCCTTAGCTGCGGCGGCTTTTGCCTTATCCTCAGCGTCCTTCTTATCCTTGGCAGCCTTGGTCGCTGCCGCTTTCTCTTTCTTCTCAGTCTCCGCTTTAACCCTTGCAGCGTCGAGGTCCGCCACCGGAGCAGGGAGTTCCTTATTCTCCGCAGGCGCAGGCAACATCGCCTGTGACGCGCCACGGGGGAGTATGATGTCCTTGACTTCAGGGGCGTCGATCATTTTGACTAGCGCGTTGACCTGTGCCTCGGCCAGCATCCCCCCGAAGTTGAAATTTAATTTATAGTCAGTATCTCCTTGGTCGAAGCTGATAAGTGTCAGCACGACGGGGAGCGGGATGCCCTTGGTGGAGAGCTGGTTGCAGTAGGGGTCCCATGCCATGCCGAGGCCGGAGGGGCGCTTGCCGGAGAGTGATGCAGGAGGCACGGCGAAACGGTACACGTTGCCGTTGGCGAAGATTGCCAGAATCTTACGGTCGGAACATGCCTTACCTTCGGAGGGCGAGCCGTCTGATTTCCTGCCGGAACCGAAAGCGTTCTGTGCACAACCGGCGCAGGAGTCGCACTGCTTGAGTTTGGAACTGGGGTCGGGTTTGATACCATCCTCGGACCAGCAGTCAGGCGCCTGTGCTTCCTGTCCAGGCATATAGGTGTTCACATAGTATGACTTCTCTTTACCAGGCTTGCCCTTGAGCACGACAGCCTGAAGGACGCCGACAGGCTGACCGGCTGCGGGATGTGGTTCGCCGTTGGACATGGTGGCGGGGAAGGTGATTACCGTCTCAGTGCCGTCGGCCTTGATGATGAACTTGCCCTTGTCGGCCACGATTGTCGGAGGCATCGGCTTGGACGATCCCGAGAGTGCGTCCAGATTGATCTGAGCGAGTTCGGGGCAGGATGCGAGCAGTGCTGTGAGGAACGATGGTGCTGTGAGTGTTGCGAGATCTTGTGACATGTGTGTTTCTCCTTGTGGTTTGTCCTGCGGTGCAGGGGTTAAATGAATTGAGGAGTAGGTGTCACGGCTTCTAGTTTTTCTCGGGCGGCAATAGGCTTTGTCCACACCCCGAAACCTTGCTCCTCAAACTTATTCCTATTTCGACTTCCTCACACCCACGGTCGTGAGTGCAACATATTTCGCACCCAATGGCGGCGTATTGGGTCTCGACCCATCCTTGGCCTGTTCACCCATCAGTTCGAGGACCGGAGCTTTGGCGATAGCTTTATTCAGGAACTCAAGGTGGATGTTTTCGAGAATCATGTTTGTGATCGAGTCGATGGTTGCCACGTCTTCGGGTGCATGCCCGCCGAGTAGTTTCTCGGCGATGACCTTCGCCACACTCTTGACCATATTTTCCCGCACGAACAGTTCGAAATCCTCACAAGTAACAGACTCTTTGCGGGTCTTATACACCGTGCCGTGGGCCGTCTTGATGCCTTCACCGACGCTGGACAGCATCTTCAGAAGCCATGCTTCTATTTTCGTCTGGTTAAGGGAGATATTCTCTTTCTCTTTTTCTTTCTCCGCCTTGCCGTCTCTTCCGTTGATGAAGAGGTCCACGAAGAAGTCGAAGCACGTCAGGTCGCCGCGTTCGAGAAGCACCGCCTCTCGTTTGGCCTGGAACTCCTCGATCTCACGTATCTCCGCCGCGTGGCGTTTGCGCATCTCCCGAAGGACTTCACGATCTGCCTGGTGCTTATTGATTATCTGCTGGATGATCGGGTCGCTCATTTTTCGCCCCTCCTTGTTAAGTACATTACTAAATCATTTTTAAGTTGTCAACATTTATTTGTAAAGAATTTTATTTTTATTTGGTTGGGGGGTATTTCCTTTATTTAGTACCTTTCAAAAAGCTCCTCAAGTTTCGCCTGCTCTTTGTCAGTCAGGTAAGGCATGTGCCCGTGGATCTTCCGATGCATGTTCTCGATGAACCCTTCGGCCCAGTCGTTGCCAATACAGCCACGACTCATCTGGTCGTACAGCTTGTCGATCATTACCTCGTTGCGTTTCTGATCGGCCTCGATCCTCTTCTGGACCGCTTCGCGGTATCCAGCCCGTTCTTCCGGCGACTTCCTTAGAAGACCATTAAAATCTTTCATCCCATTCTCCTTTCCTTATTTAAACAACTCGCAAATAACATCCTGCATCTTCCGTTTCTCTCTAAGCGCGGCGTAGATTTTACGCTCTGCGGATGTGGCGCTGATGTGGGCGATGTCGATTTTGGCCGTCTGGCCGCCGCCGTCGATTCGTGCGCAAGCTTGTCCGTAGGTGTCAGCGTTGTTATGTGGTGCGTACCAGACGATTAATGACGCGGCTGTCAGCTCAAGGCCGTGGGCCATACATCCTGGGTGTGCGACGAGGACGTGAGGATCTTTCTTTGTCTGGAAGTCTCCGAAAATCTTGGCGCGTTTCCCTGCCGACACGCCGCCGTCCACTACCTCTACCGACCACTTCTTGGACAGCTCCCTGGCGATGGAGTCCAGTACACCGGTAAACGGTGCGAAGACAATCACCTTCTCCTCATTCTCAGCAATGAGTTCTTCGACAACCTTCAACCTTGGCCCGAAGTCCATCTCCACGACCTCGCCACCCGCACCGTAAATTACGCCGGCTGCCGCCTGCACGATCTTCTGAATGAGCACCGCCGCATTTACCGCTGTTACCACCGTTCCGTTGATCTCTGTGACCGCCTGTCGCATTAACTCATTCAGGTGCTTCGCCTGTTGCGGTGTGAGTTCGGCGTGTCGCTCGATAAGCTGTGGCTCCATCTCCGTCACGACGGAGCGTTCGAACATGATCGCAGGGGAGAGGCACTTCTTGACGATCTCTTCGTGCCCTCGACGTGGAACCCATTTGAAAGGTCCGAACTGCTGCATTACTGTATTCTTAAAGTGCGTAAAATGTCCTGTGAAGTTCTCAGGTTTAATCAGTTTCATCTGCCCGTAAGCATCAGTAGGTGCGTTGGGTGTCGGCGTCCCAGTTAAGCCCCAGGCGGTTCTTTCGGGGGTGATGATGGACTTCATCGCTTTCCATCGCTTGGTTTTTGCGTTGAAAAAAGCCCTTATTTCATCTATCACGACATGGGTAATGTCCGTCCGATCCCTGAGTTCCTGCTGGAGGATCTCTACTCCATCGTGGTTGATGATATAGATTTCATGGTTCTGCGCCAGGAGCTGGCGGCGTTTTTCAGCCGTGCCGTGGAGGACGGCGTATCTCTTCCGTGGGAGGTTATACCAGATGTGGTCGCCCCACACGATCTCCAGGGTGGACAGCGGCGCGACTATGAGAGCGCGGCCCATCGCTCCGGTGCGTTGGAGGTAGTCAATCGCCCATAGCGTGCTGAGCGTCTTGCGGGTACGCATCTTATTCAGGCAGAACGCTCTCGGGTTCAGCGTGAGGAACTCCGCAGTGTCCACCTGCCACCATCCAGGGGTACGCCCCGCCATGATCGGCCAATCATACTGAGAACGTATCGGACTCTCCACCTGCACACCCATGTTGTTCAGTAGCCTCGCGGAGTCGAGGTTGAACGGAACAGCGCAGACAGACTCGCCAGCGATGCAGGCTTGCTTGAAATCCGGGAACACTTCGTAAATTTCGAGTGGTTTGGGGTGGGTGAAGCAGATGTAGTCGTTTATGATTCTTGGTATCATTTGTGACGCCCTAGAAACTTCCCCTTCCCTGACAATCTTTTCAACGCCGATACACACTCGTCACCCCATGCTGCAAGCATAGACCCACACCCTGCGCCACTTCCTCCGGTTGCACCGAGACCATCGACAAACTTCACCCTGCCGGACAAGAAGAGAAGTGCGTCAGCGTTAAAAATATAGTCGTGTGCCCACTTGCAATCTGTTCTGGCGAACACCAGTGCGATGCCGTTACGATGATGGTGCATCTTCTCCAGCCATGCTGGTGTGTGTTTGCCGTATGGGGGGTTGAGCCACACCCTGCCTTCCCATGGGGATGCGAGGCCGTCATCCTTGAGCGAATACCTTCTGGTTGCCGGTATCCACGGTACACCTCCCTCAGGGGAGCAGGGATCGAGGTCAAAGGTGAGCCCTAAGCCTTCGAAGATCCATGGTGGTGTGTACCAGTCCACCGATTTATTATTTGCGTCGTCGTGTGTGAAGCCTTTTGCACCCATGTCTACGCTCCTATGCTACGATATTCAATATAAATGCCTGCGGCAGCCGCCTCGGCGATGCCGTATTCCATGCCTTTGGATACACCCAAATCCGTGTAAACCACACTTGCCTCGGCTACCCGTCTCCAAGCTAGTCCTGCGTTTATCCCGTGTGTTCGCTCATCAGGTACGCCGTCGTCCAGTACTCCTGGTTGTGTATAAAGAAGATGTGAAGCTATTGGAGCTTCCCCGCGAAGCAGTGAATCGCGCAAAGCGCGTCGGGCATAGGCTACGTTCGTGGGTACGTCTCCGGCGTAGGGGCTTTCAAGGATTACAAGCCTCATTTCTTCGCCCCTTCAAAATACTCAATCACATACTTGGCATACGCCACGAGGATGTCCTGACCGTGGAATACGAACACTTTCTCGTCCCGTCTTATTGCCTCGACATACAGCTTCTTAAACTCCGGCAGGTTCTTGTGGGTAACGAAATTTGGTGGGCTCATGGGCATCCTCCTTAAAATCTTTATCTGTGACACCTCGAACAAGACACACGATCAGCCCCGAGGGGCGGGAGCCAGTATTGGACAAGTGTGGAGGCCGTTCGCGCCTCCAGGCGCGTAGCGTCCAGCTTCCGATCAATCTTATCCAGCCTATGAACTACGAGTAAAAGACATGCCGCCACAATTAAAGTTTTCATGGTTCGGAGAGTAGCATGTAGTTAAGAACTTTACAAGAATTATTTTAAGCTTTTCACCCACTCCTTAAATTCCCCGAGATCCCCTTCGCCGCGAACGACGAACGCCTTGCCTCCTGAGAGGTTAATCGCGGTGATCTGGTGCTGCTGGAGCGCCGTAGGGTTCTTGCCTTTCACCTTCGTCTCGATGGCGAAGAAGCGGCCCATGTACTGGCCGATGAAGTCGGGGACTCCCGAAACTCCACTCATATATCCCCCCACAGGCATAAAATACCAGCCGGTGTACGACGTGGTTGTTGCCGTAGGGGCTTGTGCAGTGGCTACACACCCTATTGACTTGAGGTACGCTTTCAATTCCGCCTTAACCTTTCCTTCGGGCGTCATCTCGTCCCCCGATCAGTCCCGACCATTCTCCAGCCTACCAAACGATTCGAGTTCTCAAGACCGTTCGACTCCTGGCTGAGTCCTTTACGAATCCTGTCAAGCGGTGTGATCTTACGACACAGCTCCTCGAACTCAGGATCTCCGGGTTTATAGTGCTTGAGGGTCATAATGCCTTCCTTTTCAAAACCTCGTGAAGATACCCCATCACGTTGAACAACAACGCGCACAACGATTCTTCGAGAGCCTCTGCTGCAGGTATTTCTCGGTGGTGTTTCCACCAATCGAAAAAATGCCTGTACCCTGATTTCATATACGCTTTTAGTGGTATCCCTTTTTGCCAGTTGTCAGACTCGCGAATGGCTCCATCAGCCTGTGTTCTGTGTTTGTTCATGTATTGTGCGTATCTCTCCAACACAAGGGGGGACAAAAACCCCTCGAAATCCAGTTTGTCGTCGTCTAAGTTCCTCGTTGCACCAGTCTCGAACTCTCTCAAAACATACCTCCTTGGCAGTTAGTGTGTTTACGAATGCGTGGTCTGTTCTTATACCGCCTTTGTGTTTGATTGTGAAGGTGGCGGCTTTCATCTTAACACCTCACGCCTTTAACGCTCAAAGCGTTCAGGCTCCGACCGATGGAGGAACTCTCCTTGATACTCTCGAACTCAGAGAACGACACGCCGTGGTATGCGTACTCATCCCCACTCTTAAACCGCACGTATAGAGAATCTTCTCCATCGTGTGCAAGGGCGTCGACATGCCCGCTGGTTACTGATTCGTAGGTTATTTCGTTCATTTTAAACTCCTCTCATTTCCAAAATTCTTTACGTGCTTTATATCCGGTTCGATTCGGGAGCCTTTTCAGTTCTCGCCTGGTCGAGGTTCCTTTGCAGATAACCCTTTCGCCATCGTTACAGTCCTTTTCTTCGTCGAAGACCAAGGCTTCAGGTATGGCTTCTATGTCGAAGAAGCTGTACGACTAGAAAAATAAGTTTGGTTGGTCAGGAGGTAAGTTCATTTTAAACCCTCCACCTGATTATCAATAAAACTACGATCACTCCGATTGTCGCCAGCATCCCGGACACGGCCAGTTCTTCTTTTTTAGTCACAACCCACCCCCTCACCCGCCGCAATGCGGGCAGTCAGTATTTGAGCACCAGTTACGGCATAAGCCGTTCTTTTTGCAGGGAAAAGCCTCGGCGGACCAGGAGGCTTCCATCCGGCGCACGATCTCCAGCACCTTCGCCAGTTCGGCCCTCAACTCGGACCGGTGCATCGGTTTAGGTAGGCGCAGGATGTTCTTCGCAGGGTCGGTTTCTTTCAGGAAAATGAACTTGGGGTCGAACTCTTGCACGTCCTCAAATCCTGGGGTAAGCGCGGCGAAGATGGCGAAGATTTTTAACTGTAGGAAGTCTTCTTTAAACTTGCCTGACTTCCAATCTAAAATACTGATTTTATTACCTTTTTTCGCGAGCACGTCGCCTTTGCTCCGTACCCACACGGTGTCCCAGTCCTTCCAGCCGCAGGGCTTGAACTTGTCGGTGAAGCACATCTCCTTCTCGACGTGTAGCTCTGCTCCTGAGGCGACGAGCGCATCGCAGTATTTCTGTACCATCGGGAGATATGCGCCGTGGATGGATGACGGCTTGAACGACTGGCCGATCTTGCTTTTCAGGTAGTGCTCTGCCGTCTCGTGGATGAGGTTTCCGACGCGCATTGCTTCGCCCGGAACGTCTTTGATCGTCTTGTAGTACCGCTTGGCGGCCCACTGAGCGGGGCAGGTGAGGAACTCCTGCATGGACGTGTAACTCCATGTGAAGCGGGGGGGTTTGAATGGTTTTATAACGATTTCCGGCAATTCATAAGGAGGTACATCAGGACTTTTCATAAAATCCGCTACATCCTTAATCACCAACGCATCCTCAATCAGCCCGTCTCCTAGAATATTCAAGTCACCCTCCTTGGGCGGGCGGCTCAGATGCTTGGTCGCCTGGAAATACTTCATTACATCAGGGGGCACGACACCGGGCTTCTTAGCGGCGGATACCACGGCTTTGCCCCAGAGGCTCCACTTCGTTATCTCGTCCACTGTCTTCGTGTCAGGCCCGCCGATCATACGCCCCTGCAGGTCTGTTACCGCCTCCTTGGAGGCGAGGAGTTCCGGGTAGGTGATGGTGTGTGCGTAGATCACGGTCGTTCCTCCCGTCTGATCCTCAGAATGACGGACATCCTTTCCTGCTTACATTCCAAAACCTTCACATCCAACTCTTCCAGAGTAGGACTCGGCACCTTTACTGTAATCCCTCGTTCGTTTACCATAAGCATTGCATGTTCTCCTTTTATAAAAGTTCTGGGTTTTCGTAGATGTTGCCGATGACTTCCATCGTTTCGTGGCAATCAGCCAATAAGAACATGCAGCGTTCAGAATCCAGCAGACCCCACGCGCCCATACCTTCGGCCCACTCTATTGCTGTTGTGCCACCTTCGTCGGAAACAATGTCGCCCTCATAAATCTCTCTCCCGTTCTTGTCCTTGATTCCGGTGTACTGCATTATTCTAAGAGTTGGGTCGGTCCACGAAAAGAAGCATAGCTCATGTTCAAAATCTTCCCAGAGCTCCGTCTTTTTTGCTTGTGTATCCCACGCCCTGAACTTTATCTCTCGCATCGCAGTTCCTCCCTCATTTAATTTTCCTACACCCTACACGACAAATTATCTCTTGTCAAGAACTTTACAGTAATTTATTTTAAATTCCTTTTAAGTCTCCCCACGACTCCGTGCTGATCTTTGCATCGACGGGGAATGTGATTGGCAGATCGACGCCCCACGCCTGCTTGTACGGCAGGTTTGACAGTGCTTTACGCATATCCTCCGCACCCTTCTGGAGCTTGTCCAAAGGGAAAATGAAGAACAGTCCGTCATGGAGTTCGAAGTAAAAATGGCCGTTATATGTGGGCAGCATGTTACGTGCTACGGCCAGAGCCAGGTATTTCTGGTCTCCGCCAGTTCCTTGGATCGGATAATTGATCGACGAGCTCTCCATCTGCCACGCCTCTCTGCCTGCCCACGACCCTCTGAGCTGCACCCTACGCCCTGCGAATGTCTCGGCATACCCGAGGGTACGGCACCGACATATCTGGTCTCTCCAGTAGTCAGGGACGCCGGGGAAGGTGGTCTTGTACGTGGCGATCAGTTGCTTGATAAATAGCTCGTCAAGGTCCATCTCATAGTCGGTGCGGGCTTTCATCAGTGCAGTCTTCGGGCCTACGCGGTACTGGAAGGACAAATTGCTGTTAGAAACTACCCACTCAGCCACCGTAAACCTGTGATGCGGGCCTGCTTCGAGTATGTCATACGTTGGCCTGACACCTACGAACTCAGTCCGACATGCGTAGTCTGTCAAAATTGGGGTCATGTTGCCACCTCTTGAGTGCCACATGACACTTGCACTGTCAAAACGTGCAAACGGGTTATCGTCCAGGTCAGGTGGCAGGCAAAGAACCTGGTGATTGGGTGTAGCTGTAAGTCCTGCTTTCAAGATGCACTCTTGAGTCCCTTGGTACACAACACCTTTATGATAGACCCACTTCTCACCATCCCATACTCGCATGGCAAGAGAAACTTGCTCTATCGGTACAAGCCCGCGATCTGTGAGCACCAGCTCGCCTTCAGCGATGCAAAACTTCCCGAGTTTCCTCTGATATGAGGCGTGCTCGTCATCCTCTTTTACGAGTCGAATCAGCTCTCGATAGTCGATACCTGCGATCTGTGCGCCCATGTATGAGTGGGCGTCCTCTCCAGGCTCACGGAGCGATAACATGGTAGCATCCTTTGACGCCACAGCCATCCACCCGAACTCCTGGCCGGCGAAGTCAAGTTCCGCGAGTCCGTACCCCTCTGGAGGACGAATCAGTCGTCTGAAGTCTTTCCCTCGCTTCCACTGGTGCAGGGCTATGCCGGTCTGGAACTCTTCGGACTTGATGCCTGCATCCTTGTCTGACTTCCTTTTCTGCGACGAGCTGTACGTCATACGACTTGAATAGGTCGAGAATATCCTCGCACCTGGTCTTACATATCCGTCTCCGTTGTACTCCAAACTTTTTAAGGTGGCAACAGGGTACTTGGTGCAGTTGTTTTTCGCCTCCCTTACTTCTTTCAGGAGCCGAGCTCGGGGATCTTTAAATGCAAGCTCGTAAAGCACATACTTGTCAGTGCTCCTGTTGCCTTCCGGGTTCTTGTCCGTGCCTTTTGTCATCTTATCGCACGGCAAGCCCCACGTATCGAAAAGAAGTTCGGCGAGCTGTTTAGGGCTCCCCAGGTTCACGAAATTCGTCTCAGGGCTCTCAGCCTGTAGCTTGACCATCTGCTTGGGTGTGAGTGCGCCGTCCACGAAATCCAGTCCTGGTGCGGCCTCTTTCAGCGCCTCTCGTGCAGCCTGTCCGTCTATAATCAGTCTGTCCCTGAGCTTCTCGGCGTTCTCCTTTGAAGAGAGAAGTCCTTTCACATTGGCACGCGCCACCTGCGGTATGCACCGAGCCTCTATGAGTGCTGCAGTTCTCTGTGTGCTCGTCAACTTTTCCCAGAACAGTTCGCCTAAGCGAACTGCGAAGCGGGTATCCTCCTTGCAGCGGAACAGGAGCATCTTCAATTCTTCCGGGTCTTGAGTCTGGAAGTTTTTGAAGTCCTTAAACCCTGCTTCGTCAAGGAAGAACTCGTGCATGGCTGCCTCAAGTGAGTAGCTCTTGCGCTTCGCCTTCGGTATGTCGTCGCCTTCAGGCTCTACGGCCCAGTGCCGCCACAGGAGCATGGAGTCCAGCCACTTTATTCTGAATGCCAGATCCTCAAGGCCAAGCGCGATCAGCCACGAACAGTCAAACGTCACGTTCCAGCCGCACACGTACAACCCTTGGTCAGCGGCTTTTGTCAGTACGGATTCGATGAGTTTTATGTCAGGGAAAAGTGATCCGGTGGATGTGTCACCACGAGTGAACGCTACAGCGCTCACCCATGCCGCCTGAGGTGCTCTCCAGGGTTGAAGTGCGTATTCTGCAGGGGTTCCTTGTGTTTCGAGGTCGTATCCAAGTACGTCGGTGTTGAAGTTCATTTTGTGGTAGGGTTCCTTTCTTTAAATCTTCGGTGAATCTTTTCAACCTCTCGCTCCGCTCGGAGTCTCAAAGTCTTTTCACCTGAAAAGGCGACACCGTTGCCAGTGTCGCCGCCCTACCACAGGGATTCCTCAGTGCCATTAATGCCCCATCAGTACCTCCTTTCGATTTGACACAGGCTTCTTTCGAGTGGACAGTAATACATAAAATCCTCTCATGTCAAGTTCTTTATTCTTCGATATTGAATTTAAATATCTGGCCGTAGCTTTCCAGTGTCCGGGGAGTAGTTCTTTTATTTTGTGGGTCTTGACATCATCCACTCTTCACCTCCACCCTCTCAATCTTATCCTTAAAAACTATCTCCATGCTCTCCTTATGCCGTCGGGCGTCGAGGAGGGTGGCGAAGGTCAGAGTGTTCTCCCTGCCGTTCTTCCAGAAGATCCTTAGAGTCGTTCTATTCATCGTCTTCCTCCTCTTCAGGCTCGGGATCTTCGATCTCCTCCGGCTCGTCCACCCAGTACATCGGGTGCTCGGAGAAATCCTTGGCAAGCTGCGCCCCTACTAGGGTTCTTTCGTTGTTGTAGGCCATGGTTAATTCCTCCCTCTCCGGTCTCGTTTAAATTCCCGCTCCGCGAGCGCGGTCTCGATGCACTCTGCATTAAACGTCCTCACCGGTCGTCCGGCTCGAGCCTGTGCGATGGTGCCATGCGCCACGCCACTTGCGTTGGCAAGACTTATGTTCGTCGCCCCTGCCTGGCGCATGAGGTCTGAAAGACCTGGGATGGTTCGGTCTCGGCTCATTTCTTCAGCCTCTTAATCTCCCGCTCCGCCGCGTCCAGTTTCTTGCAGAGCTGTTTGCCCATCTCCAGTGCATCCAGAGCGGCGATATAGCTCATGGACATCCTCTCCTCTACCTGCGTATAGGTCGGCAGGTTTACTGCCTTCAGCGTCTCGTCACATGCGGCAATCGCCGCGTCCTGGTCGGGGGTGTTCATGGTTTTAAGATCCTCCTTAGTTAAGTTCTTTACTATCAATCTATTTACTGGTTGTCAAGGGGTTTATTTTAAACTCTTGGCGAATAGCAGCGGTAGCTCCCCTTCCCCGGACGCGCCGGGTGGCTTGTTATAAGCCTTGTGATCAAATGAAACCCGGTTTAACCACGGCGTGGTGTCCGTCTCCGCTTCGCTACGCGGTACACGCCGTAGCCGTTATGTGTCACAGCTTATTTAGTTCGTGGCAAACGGCGCTATCCACTTCTTCAATGGTAAAATCGTCAATGTCCATCTGATAAAAAGGTGCCATAGCGCCATCTATTGCTTTTCTCACGCTATCCATGCTTACCTGCCTCGGCACATACTCCGGCACCACATAACCAGCCGATGCAGCGCCCAATCCGAGTACAGAAACCAGCGCTTCACACGCGATAGCTGGCATCTGTTCGGCAGTATGCGTCCCGTTTGCTATTTCCTCCAATGCCGTCTGCAACATCTGGAACGGTTCCATTTCGGTCATACAGGTGCAGGCGTGGCGGCCCTCAACGCGGTTGTATTTCCAGCCGTCAGTGCAATCACCGCATGAGTTTTGTTCCAGTTGCTCAATTTCGGCCAGAGCATCATTGAATTGAACAGCGGTTACGTGGCCTCCGAGCAATTCCATGTTTGCCGTGAATGCTGGCATTTCCTGACCATCTGCGTACTCGATAACAACAGTAATGTGATTCATTGTTCCTCCCGTAAAATAGTGGTTCGCTGGTTTAACCAGGACGCCGGACCCGACCGCCGGGTGTTGGGCGGTCGGGTCAGCGCCATGGCCGTTATAAGCCTTGTAGCTTTCTCACGAAATTCATCAAATATGCTGAAGGGATGGTTGTGGCGATCCCGTCCTTCCACAATGCTGACAGTAAATGTGTGCTGCGTACCATCGCTCACCCATGGTTTGCCACCGGAGGGGCAGGAAGCGGCATCCAGTGTGTAACCGTCACTTCACGCCCCCCGCCGATGTTTGCCCAACCAAAGCCAGTATATGCCGGGGAAAACTGCACAACGCCATCACTCCGGCAGACGATGTACCCCGTATGCTGAATGGGGCGATCTTCCAGAAATGCTTTTTGCTCCAGAAATGCTTTTTTCATAACCGGCTTTTGTTCTTCAACGTTAATCCATTGCATCTTGTAACCTCCTGTAATTACTTGTGATCAAATGAAACCCGGTTTAACCACGGCGTGTACCGCGTAGCGAAGCGGAGACGGACACCACGCCGTAGCCGTTAGCCCTTGCCATTCTCCTGCTTCATGGAAATGTTGATTATCTTCGGCGCCAACTTCTGGATTTGCTCACCAAGGAAGGTGCAGACCAGAAAAATACCAACGATGTGCCAGTATGGAACCGCCATAAACTGAGCAGGGACATATTCCAGTCCAAACATTGATTTCTCCTTTTCCGGCTTGCGATCCACTGAAAAGGGATAACAAGCCAATGCACGCGATCAAAGGCCGTCGCGGGATCGGCCACCCGTTATGGCGCTTCCTGTAATGCCGCTTTCACCGTGTTGATGATGCGGCAGAGATATTCATATTGATAATGTGGCTTTGTCGGTACAAGGTCGTACCAATCATGGCCAAAAATGCGGTACATGGCATCACAGAAATTGTCGTTGTTGCCGTTCATTTCGTGCCAAACATCACACAGCCCTTCGGACTCGCTCCACAGTTCCCGTGCGACATGCTTGGAGAAGTTGCCATCCTTTCGCATATCCAGAATATGTCGCTTGGCCTTTGCTTCCAGTTTGTCAGGGTCAGGCTCCGTGCGTGGTGCAGAGCCAATGAATTTGCCGGCCAGATAATGTTCATCACACTTCAATATGAAACTCCGAATCGTATTTCCCTTGCCCATCGCGCCCCAGAAGTAAGACCATGAATCATTGAAGCAGGTAATGGTTGCCTTGCCCTTCTCCACCCCCTGATCTTCGAGGTAAACCGCCACAGGGTCGAGGTCCGGCACATCAGTAATAATCAGCTTTTGCACTGTTTCTGTTGAAATTTTCACGTTGTTTCCTCCGGGGCCCGAACGCATCACAACCAAACGTTCGAGCCGTTGTACGGCTCAACTCAAGCCGTTATGCATCAACCTTGCCGATGATCTTGTAGCTTTTGGGCAACATACCGGCGTCGATCTGGTCTTGGCTCCAAAGGTTCTTGTTCTGGTCTATCAGCATTCCCGCAGCAGGGCGCTTCGTAAAACGTCCATGCCATTTGCCGAAGTCTGTTTTGCTACCGTCTCGGTAGGTCGGCGGGCCGCACTCGGAGCACAACGCTTTACCGACATACTCCAGGGGCCAGATATCCATGTCCTTGCTCCACCACATTCCGCAGGCGGTATTCTCAACACAGCCACATTGTTCACATTTAAAAAGAGGCATCCTTTATCTCCCCGCACTTGCTCAAATCCATTTTGGTTCTCCTTTCGCTGGTTTAACCACTGGCACGACCCGCCGGAGCGGTTCAGCCAGAGGCCGTTATGGCGCTTCCAGTAATTTTCGCGCTTCATCCAAATGGTATAGCGCATCATCAATGTTGTTATCGACATGGCGAGATAT